TGATTTGAAATATTTCAATGATAAGTTAATGCGTGGATTGCGTGTACCTACGTCATATCTTGGTCAAGGTGGGGATAGTGGAATTTACAACGATGGTCGTGTTGGTACTGCAATGATCGAAGAATTTAGATTTACTAAGTTTTGTGAGCGTATTCAATCATTAATTGTTGATGAGTTTGACAGAGAATTTAAGATGTTTTTAAAGCATCGTGGAGTTCAAGTTGAAAGTTCATTATTTGATATTAAATTCAATGATCCACAAAATTTTGGTAAGTTCCGTCAGTCTGAAGTTGATGCGGTTGCAATGAATGTATTTTCTAGTATTGAAGGTGCTGATTATATTAGTAAAAGATTTGCGCTTGAACGTTTCTTAGGCTTATCAAAAGATGAAATACTTGAAAATGAAAGAATGTGGCGAGAAGAAAATGATATCTCTTCAAAAAATGAAGAAACGTTTGGCATGAAAGATATTGGTTCTGCCCCATCGGATTCTGATTTTGGTGGTGGTGATTTTGATTTTGATGAAACTGATACTGACGATGCAGAAGATGGTTCAGTGATTGATGGTTCAGAAAATGCAGAAACTGACCAGGAAGTATAAATACTAGTATGAGATATTCAGAATTAAAAGAAAATTATGATCCTACTGAAGATAAGTCGGTAGTTGCAAGTTTAGACGATACCAGAAAGGTTCGTTTAACTTTGCGGCATTTATCCAAACTTAGAAAAATACGTGATTATCGTAATTATGAAAAAAGTTTAAAGAGTGAACAGTTAAAAACACAATATGGTAGTTCATCTGATTCATCTGCTACTGAGATGTAAAATATATTTAATATTTTAATTATATTGTATGTTTTAACTATATTAAGTGGACTAAATATCTCTACGACTAAAAAAACAGATAAAATAGCTGTTTTTTTGCTATTTCCCAATCAATTAAAAATTTACTTATAAATACTTTTGAAACAAGAGTGTTTCTACAACCTTGCCACTATTATTTTGGCGTGGCTTTAACTTTAGATAAGGAGACATAATATGTCAAGAAGCAAACTAGAACAGGTACTAGAACTTCTTATCAACGAAGAACGTGCAGCAGCAGAAGAGCTACTACATGATTTTATCGTAGAGAACGCTCGTCAAATCCACGAGGAACTTTTGAACGAAAGTGATGAAGTTGTAGAAGAAGACCTTGAGGATCTAGACGAGTCAGAAGAAGAACTAGAAGAAGGCGAACTTTCACTAGAATCAGATGATGATGATGCTGCAGAATTAGAAGCAGATGCTGCAGAAATTGAATCAGAAGAATTCTATGACGAAGACGAGATGGAAGATGATGAAGCATTAGATGACCTAGAAATGGGTGATATGGATGATGATTCTGAAGATGATGTTGAAACACGTGTAGATGATTTAGAGTCAGCATTAGCAGAACTAGAAGCCGAATTTGAAAAAATTATGGCAGGCGACGATGAAGACGAAATGGACATGGAAGATGATGCAGAAGATGATGCAGAAGATGAAATGGATATGGACGAATCAATCGATCTAGAACTAGAAGAATCAGACGATGAAGACTTAGAAGAGTCAGCAGACGACGAAGAGTTGAATGAATATGTAACACCGGTATCAGCATCAGAAGGTGATGATGGCGATAATGTAGCATCAACAGTCAATGCAAACGCAAAGCGTCCCGGCGATGATTCAAATGCAGCACCAGTAAAAACAAATGATGGTAACACATCAGGCGGCACAGGTGAAGCAGCAAAAGATATGAATACAGGCAACGTTAATGTGTCAGGTAATAAATCTGCACCAGCAATGAAACCTGCAAAGTAATCCACAGAGATCAGGAGAAATACAATGACAATACTTATTGAAACGCTATCTCATAATCAAGCGGGCGTACAATCACGTATCGTTGAGAATGAAAATGGTGAAAAGAGTATGTTCATGGAAGGTATTTTCGTCCAAGGCGGCGTTAAAAATGCTAACCAGCGTGTTTATCCAGTTTCTGAAATCTCAAGAGCAGTGGAAAGTGTCCAGAAGAAAATTTCTGAAGGCTTTCCAGTTCTTGGAGAATGCGACCACCCGCCAGAGTTAACAGTAAATGTTGACCGTGTATCTCATATGATTGAGAACATGTGGATGGATGGTCCCAACGGCTATGGCAAATTGAAAATTGTTCCTACACCCATGGGTAACATCATTAGAACATTAATCGAATCAGGCGCTACATTAGGTGTCTCATCAAGAGGTTCTGGTGAAGTTGATAACAGTGGAAATGTGAAAAACTTCGAAATTGTCACAGTAGATATCGTAGCGCAACCGAGTGCACCTGATGCGTACCCGAAAGCAATCTACGAGGGATTGATGAACATGAAAGGCGGTTACCAAGCTTGGAAACTTGCACAACATGCACACAGTGATAAGGCTGCACAACAGCACTTATCAGAACAAATAGTTAAATTCATTCGTGAATTAAAACTTTAACAGGAGAAGCAACAATGGCAAACGAAATCCTTGCTAACCTTCTAGAGTCCGGCGCACTATCCGAAGAGGCTGGTGCTGCTATCACAGAGGCTATGGAAGCAAAACTAAATGAAGCAAGAGAGGAAATTACAGCCGAGTTGCGTGAAGAGTTCGCTCAAAAATTCGAACACGATAAAGGTGTTATCGTTGAAGCTATGGATAATATGTTGGAAACAGCAATCCGTGCTGAGATGGAAGAATTCAAAACTGATCGCGAATCTCTAATCGCAGAACGAGTTGCGTATAAGAAAGCAATTTCTGAACACGCTAAAATCCTTGAAAAATTCATTACTTCTCAACTTGCAACCGAAGTCAAAGAACTACGTGACGACCGTGTGAAAGTATCAGAGAACTTAGATAAAACTAAGCAATTCGTTACAAAACAATTAGCACGTGAACTTGCAGAGTTCCATAATGACAAACGTGAATTAGTAGAAACTAAAGTACGTATGGTAGCAGAAGGCAAAGAACTACTTTTGAAAACAAAAGAGTCTTTTGTTAAACGTTCAGCAGAGTTAGTAGAAAGTACAATTTCTAACGCTCTACGTTCAGAATTAACTGCACTTAAAGAGGACATCACAGCAGCCAAAGAAAATGAATTTGGTCGCAAGTTGTTCGAAGCATTTGCAGGTGAATTTATGTCTTCGCAATTAAATGAAGGCACTGAAGTCGCAAAAATGAACGGCAAACTAAACGAATCTGCGCAAAAAGTTGCAGAACTAGAAGAAATGATTGCTGATAAAGAAGCAGCCATTACTGAAGCATCACGCAAGCAGCGTGTAATGGAAGATCGCATGTCTCGTAAAACCGAGATGGACTCTCTATTATCACCACTAGCAGGCGAGAAACGCAGAGTAATGTCTGATTTATTAGAATCAGTAAAAACTTCAAAATTAAAGGCTGCTTTTAAGAAATATCTACCAGCAGTTTTAAATGAAAATGTTACTGCGCATGCAGAAACAAAAACAACCCTAACTGAAAGCAAAGTTACAGAACGTACTGGTGACCGCGAAGTATCTGTTGATACATCCAGATCATCAAGTGACGATGCTAATATTGTTGTGCTAAAGAAATTAGCAGGACTATAAACACTTATTACAGGAGATAAAAAGATGGAAAATCTTTTTGAAGGTAACAACTGGGATACAACACGTGAAGCACTTCTAGAAGGTCTAGAAGGAACAAAACGCGATGTAATGTCATCAGTTCTAGAAAATACAAAAGTTGCTCTTAACGAGTCAGCAACAGCAGGCGCAACACAGTCAGGTAACATTGCGACACTAAACAAAGTGATCCTACCAGTTATCCGTCGCGTTATGCCAACAGTTATTGCAAACGAAATCATCGGCGTTCAGCCAATGACAGGTCCAGTAGGTCAAATCCACACGCTACGTGTTCGTTATTCAGACACAGCAGCAGGCGTAACAGCAGGTGCGGAAGCTCTATCACCATTTGAGATTGCTAAGAACTACTCAGGTGACGCAAATGGCGCACCAGCAGCAACAGCATCAATGGAAGGTACTGCGGGTAACCGTATGTCAATCCAAGTCCTAAAGCAGACAGTAGAAGCAAAAACACGCAAACTATCAGCACGTTGGACATTCGAAGCGGCACAAGACGCAAACGCAATGCACGGTCTAGACATCGAAGCAGAAATCATGGCAGCACTTGCTATGGAAATCACTGCTGAAATCGACCAAGAAGTTCTAGGTTCACTAGAAAATCTAGCGACACAAGGCGCATCATTT